GGTGGGTAATCAATACCCTGTAAGACTCTATAACGAGCCATTCAAACCTCCTCCGATACGGCACATGGGTAACCCAAGTAACCGTCAGGTCACTCGGACACGGAAGAGACGAAAAACTCGGGCGACTAGCGCACAGTAGGTTTAGTGTATCAGGTAGCAAAATGCTAAATTATTTATTAACCACTTCTTGTAATCTTTTCAAAGTAGCCTTTGCGCTTGGTATGAAAGCAATGAAGTCCGCTTCCGCTTCAGGGTCTATTGAAGTAAATGTTGCGTAGTATTCCGCATCGCTGTAAATGTCTTGCCAAGCCTCATCATCGAGTTGGACGGTTACATAAACTTTGTTTCTTTTTAATTCGACTGCTGATTCAGAACAACCACGGTTTTTGTGGTCGCGCCAAAACTTCAAAGGCAGAGTAACGACTCTCATAACTATCCTTTCTCTTACAAGGACAGTATATCACAACTGGGGTTAGTTATTCTCTCTTCTGAGGCGCTCTTCTTGAATCATTCCTAGGGTCAGGAAGTAGCCAATCCCATCCACCACCGTGTCGGGCTTAGTTTGATTGATTTCACGGGCAATCTTCATGCCCACCATACAGAGGCTTACTTGCTCGGCAGAAACCTCACAGCCGAGGATTACAGACCATATCTTTGACGCCCTAGTGAAGTTATCAAGGGGATGTCCATACGCGTCCTGACGCTCTCCTGAGACCAACTCAGCGGCATATAAGGCGATGTCCCTTGGGTCGTTCATAATACTTGGATGTCCGAGACTCCCTGACTGGTCACTAGGAATGTCAGCACTCCCACAGCCGCAACTTCCCCCTTGGACTGTCTCCACCACACGCTTCCCCCGTCGAGGGCTGGTGCTTGTAGCCATTTGACTCCTCCCCAATCCGCTAGTTTGAATGAATGATAGTGACCAGTCACCAAGATGTCACAGTCGCCAATTTTTTGACGCCCTAGTGTTTGGTCAGCAATCCACCTACGCAACTTACCTTCAACTCCCTGTCCCGAGCGAGCAAGGTGTCCGTGGGTGATTCCGATAATTTGTCCATGAACTTCAATAGTCAGGCTTAACTCATCGGTTGGAATCGCAAAACGAATATGACCGTAGGCTTCAGGGTTGGCTTGGAAAATTTCTGCTACTGATTCGACTAGGGCTACATCGTCATTGTCATTGAGAGTGGTAAAGGCTTTTCCGTTCTTGCGGTTCTCACCATGGTTTCCACCAATCGCCGCAACGGTGATATTAGGGACAACCTTTGACCAGCGGATAAGAGCATCTCTGAGGAGACGACGAGCAATCTTTACTTGGTCTCTTCTATCGACTTCGACTGTAAAAGTCTGAATGTCGTAGTGACCATCGCATCCTTCAACTAAATCACCTAGGCATAAAACGGTAATTGAATCAATCGGGCGACCTATCTTCTTTAATTCTTTAATTCTAAACTCAACATCATCGACTGCTTGAAGCCATCTACCAACTAAACCTTTTAGACCGTCGCCATCTCTTTTACCTGTCTGCCAGTCTGCGGCACATACGACAAGGCTTGCTCCACCTGTAATTGGTTTGCGCTCTCGGGGTTTGTGTTTCTTTATCTCTTCAATTAAGGCTTCAATATCGGCAACTTCTTGCTTGCCCTTTCGAACTACTTTGCCCTTCCATTGGCGATTAAGAACTCCTAGAGTATCGCCCCACACATTGAAAAGAACTGGTTCTACTACTTGAAAATGCTCGGGGTCTAATCCCCACATTCGAAGAACTCCTGACCAATCGGGCGCGGTGTCGCCCTCCATCGGTTGAGTAGTAACCATTCCTTCTTCGCCTTGCCAAGTAACCCCAGGCATCCACTCTGCTTGTCTTTGACGAGGTTCAGTTTTTTGAACCGAATTCATCTCGCTCGTTTTAAGCAGATTATCTAAAGCATCATCAAGACTCATTCGGACACTTACACCCATCTTTGCCAAGTAGCCTTCTACGATGTCTACGCATAACATCAGAGCCTACCGTAATGCCAAAAGTTGCTAAGACTTCTACTAAGCGAGCAGAATTAACTTTTTCATTCCGCAATGTTTCTTTGAACTTAGTTCGCATGGGTTCAGGTAGTTCTCTTGTAATTCTTCCTACCGAACAGCCTTCTTGTACTTTCCAAACCCCAACTAAATCATCTAGGGCAGAAGAAAACTCATCCTGATTTATTTTTGGATTTACAACGGGGACAGCGGATACTCCACGGGCGCGTTGCGCTTTCGAAGAGGAGCCTGTCACATTTCCAGCATCGCTGGAACTCATCGGTTGTTGCGTTTCTGCCATACGGGTCTACCACTCTCTCTTGTGGAGCCGTTGGCTCCTCGATTACATTCTCACTAGGCATCGGAAATTCACCGAGATTAGTGGGCGGTACTTCGGGTCTACTCCTAACATATTTACTGAACCCATCGGTTCAATCCTCATAATATGCACCCCCGAGATGGTTTGTTCAAGCACCGACGCGAGCAACACGCGGATAGATTCTGCCTTGTCTCTAGCGGTTGGATAATCTTCACGACCTGCTCGGCAGATAATTTGAAGCATTGGGTAATCGATTCTGATACCACCTGAACCCATAGTGAATGTAGGGGAACTTCCAGCGTTCTCATATACGGCTACGCAAGTGTCAGGTGTTTCAGGAAGAGTTCCCAAAAAGATACTTGTTCCAAGGGTTCCTTGGCTATTGGTAACTAAGTAGTCACCTACTGATTCAAGAATAGTTGCCATTAGCCTCTATGCCCTTTCTGTATGATGTCGATAATTCTACCCTTTATGTTTTGCTGGATTGTGGACATCGCTTCCATGACAGGTTGCTCAAGATATTTAGCCTGTGTCGGTGGATTGTGATAGTTGCCAATAATCTCATGGACAAGAAGAGCGTAAGAGGCGGCAGGACCACCATAGAAAATATCTACAAAGTAGCCTTGGCTTCCCATTTGTGGAGCAGAAACTCCGCCTGAGCCACGAAGAACTCCAGTATCTACTGGAACAAGAACCTGAGACTTAGCAAAAATAACATTGGCTTCTTCATAAATCGCTTGGGCTATTGCTTGAGGGGTATCTTCTTTACCAGCCTTGAGAGCATTGACTAACTCTTTATCCCCGAATAAATCGAGTTTGAAAGACGCCTTCGCCATGGCTAACGCCCAAATCTGATGACGGTGTGATGCGCTCCGTTTTCGTCTGAGATGTTGTCTACTGCATTGATTGAAAAGGTGTCCGTCCCGACAACCATTCTATGACCTACTGTAATTGTTGTAGCAGGTCCATTAGTTATGAATTTTCCAACATCAACAACTTCGACACCCTGAACATCTTTTGACTTTACGGTGTCATAAATCAATCTGCCTGTAACGGTTGTATTACCGCTAAAGGTTGGTTTGTTATATTTATCAACAGAGGCTTTGGCGGTAAAAACAACAGAGTCGGTAAAGAACTCTGTGACCTTGGTATAGATAGCATCCATTGGCTACCCCTATTCAACTATACGATGGTCGTAGACATTGTTAGGGTTATCGTGAATTCCAGCATAGGCATCGGTGTTGTAGTCATCGACGATTCTGTCATTTGTAGATTTAAGAGCCTGAGCGTTTGCGAATGGGCGAGGAGGAGCCTTACGCATATTTCTCAGCAAGAATGAAGCGGCTAGTTCTTTGTACTGTTGAGCCTTGGCTGTATAGGACTCAGATACAGAAATATCTCCAACGCTCTTAGAGGTTGAATCTGAAAGGCGAACAAAGCGAGATACTAGAGTTTCACACGCCGCACGACAAATTTCATAAACATTTGTACCCCACTCGGTAATTAAATAATCTAATTCCTCGTCGGTAAATAAAACATCGGTTGAATCCGTATCGTTGATAAGGAAGCGAACTTTGTTTCGTGTAGAGGTAGTCGGGTCTCCCGAGTAGGTAAATGTCATTACATTCCACCGAGCATAAGCATTTGAGTGCGAGCAAGATTTAAGGCTTGCTTCACATTGACGGCATCTGTATCGGTTGATTCAGAGGCATCGCCTAAACCTGTAATCTTGAAAGTTCCAGCCGCAAGAGCGTTGCCTAAAGTGCCTGAAGTAATTGTTGCACTTGTAAGCGTTCCTCCGCTTATTGTTCCTGTGAGGGTTGCGGCATTGATGGTTGGGGAAGTAAGAGTCTTATTAGTTAAAGTATCAGTTGTATCGCGTCCAACCAAAGTTGTTGTCGCGTTAGGAAGAGTAACTACTCGGTCTGCTGTTGGGTCTACAACTGTTAAAGTTGTTTCAAAGCCATCATTAGTAGTACCTTCAAAAATGATGTCGGCACTAGCACCAAGGGTTACTGTTGAAGTAAAAGATGGAGCAGATTTAAGAATGTAATCATCTAACTCTGTATCTACATCTGTTGCTAAATTAAGGAAGTCAGTATGAACGGCAGGGTTATCTCCCGCTGTTGGATAGCGTAGACCCTTAGTTGTTGTACCAGCCATTTTATCCCCTTATGCTATTCCGTATAGAGTAATAGTGGTTCCAGCGGCAAAACTATTAGTTCCTGTGCTTTGGCATTGAAGTCTAATAGCGGTTATTGCGTCTGTATTTGTAACGCGTCTAGTTTCCCAAAAAGCATTACGGGCAGGGTCAGCGCTGTTATTTTGACCCGAGGTTGCAGAATATGTTTTTGTATTAGTTGTGCCAGTATAATTATTAAAATAAACCTCGGCGCTAGAAAATGCGTTAGTCAAAGAACCCGTGTAGTTGATTACACCCTGCAACGGCAGTTCTCCTGAAGAGGGAGTTTGATGTCCAGCACTTGTGGTGCTACTACTTCTATCTCTGTATATTAGACCTGACCGATAATTGCTTCCTGTGTGGTCACCATTTAGACCAATACAAAACCAATCAGGGCTTGCATTAGAGCGACCATTAAATACTAAATATAAATGAGTGTAAGTTTGCGGGATGCTTGTTAAATCAACATTTTGTGTAGTTGAACTTATTACGGTATGAGAAATAATTTTCATTTTTTACTCCGCCTTTATTCCGTATAGGCTGAATGTGCTTCCAACAGAATAATTTGGTCCACCACTTAGTAATTCAATGGAAGTAATAGCGGCTGTACTTTTCCAAAGTGCGGAACCCATTGTTGTCTCCGCATACGGAGTGCCAAATCTTGATAAAACCGTTTTCCACATACTTGTACTTGCATAATTATTTATGTTAAGTACCCCATGTACCCAAGTCGCATTAGCACTAGCACCTGTCCAAGTGATTGTATTGATTGCATTTGCAGAAGTTGTTACTGAGCCGTCACTCGTACTGCTACCTCCAGTAAACATAGACCCTGCATAATTACCTAGGGTGCTATCTCCGTTAAAGCGAACATATAAGTTTGCCGACGCTTCGCCTCTATATTGAAAAAGAATTACTAAATCGGTATAACCGCTCACGCTTGAAAAAGTTATGCTACTAGCAATCGATGATAATGTTGAACTTGCTATTTTAGTATAGGTAGCCATTATGAAGCCTTCAATCCGTATAAGGAGAATTTAGACCCTGCAATTATGTTGGCACCATCTATGCCTGTTATTGATATTGAAGTAATAGCGGCTGTATTAGTAAGCGTCATTACTGATGTACCAACCAAAGATTCGCTTGAGCCACTTGGGGAGGCATGAATAACGCGAGCCGTCTTTAACTGTGTAGTGCTTGCGTAGTTTAGAAAATCTACTATTCCCGTACCATAGGCTGAAGCGTTAGCGCTCGCGCCCGTTGCAAACAACTGATAACCAGTTGAACCACCTGGAGTTCCATCAAGACCAGCGGGAGAGGCTCCTGAACTGTAATACATAGCACCTAGATAGGTTGTATAAGAACTGTTAATTTGTAACCCAAGATGACCAGCAGTATCGCTTGACCTACCGTTTCGCCCTACATATCTTAATTGTAGATGTTGATAAGTTTGAGGGATGCTACTAAAAGTAATACTTGATGTAGCGGTAGCAACATTATTTGTAGCAATGAAATCATAAGAACCATCAGAGAAGGCACCTCTAGCGGAAGGCAGGGTAATGGCACCCGTAGTCAGTTGGCTGACTTGGGCTGACGGAAGTAGTATCCGTTGTAGTCCTAAGTGGGTTGTCATTACCCTACCTTTCCTTTAATACTAGATTACGAGCGTGTCTGCTTCTTCTGCTGTTAGTGGTTCGCCAGCAACAAGTTTAGCCTTTGCGCTTGCTTTAAGTGTAGCGAGTGCTTCAGCCTGTGCTGTGCGCTCTGCTTCGCGCTCTGTGTTAGCCGCTATATCAATTTCTCGCTGTGCTATTTCTTCGGCTGAAAGGGGAACTACTTCTGAAATACCAGTAGAGCAATCCACTACAACCTTGGTTAGAACTTCGGACATTTTTTCTCCTTTCTTATGCTTTCAGTATTCCATAAACGGAAACGACGGTATTGGCTGTTAAATTATTTGTTGCTGAATCCGCAGTAGAAAAACTAACTGATGTCAAAGCCGCTGTATTGTTCCAATATAGCGTATTAAACCATGATGAATAAAAAGAAGCACCAAGAGCGGTAGAACCAGTTTCGGTAAAAGCAATTTTTTTGTAACTTGTATTCAAAAAATTAGGAAGATAAACTCGAGAATAACCAAAATAACTAGCGTTTGTGCTTTGTGCTGGCATGGAACCAATATAAAGGTTGTTTGCTCTTTCAGCACCCGTGCCAGCGTTTTCAACATAAATCTCTTCATGTTGGTAGTTAGAAGTAGTTGTATCCGAGTTAAACCACATTAAAAGTCCTTGAACATAAGCAGATGGTTTAGCGCTTCTTGCTCGTACCTTAATTTCTAAATCCGTATAACCACTTGTAGGCAAATTAAGCGTTATTGATGATGTTGCTGAACTTAAAGTAGTCGATGAAATCAATGTATAAGTGCTTGGCATTTTTAAGCCGCCGTAATTCCGTATAAACTTGCTACCGTTCCGATAGCAAAATTATTACCTTGGTTGTTTATTTCAATACTTGTAATAGCAGAGGTATTACGCCAACAATAATTACTAATATCTACCTGCGCTCCAGTTGCGGATGAACCCGTGACCATAGAACCAAATTTAACAATGCCACTATGAAAAGCGCTGGTATTACTGTATAAAGGAACATGAATTTCCATATACCCAGGAATGCTTGTGCTTTGATGACCATTACTCATGTTGATATAAACGCCTGTAAAATCATAAGAAACATTCTCTAAAGTAGTAACATTGCCATAAACACCTGACATTTGATAAGCATTAGTCGTAGAATCTCCATTAAATCTCATAACCAAGTTTAGGTTTGCTGGATTTAATGTATGAACAGTAATAAGCAAGTCTGTATAACCTGAAAAACTATTAAATGTAAGAGCCGTACTTGTTGAAGATAAAGTTGTACTGGCTATGCTTGTATATGTTAAATCGCCAACTGCCACAGTTACTCCCTTATCCCATAAAGTGCTATGTGTGTTCCCGAATCAAAACTAGGGTCATCGGTTGTAATTGAAATTGAAGTTACTGCGGCACTATTATGCCACGCGCTAGTATTAAAACAACCATTACTTTTAATAGAATAACTGCTTCCATTATCTACATACCCACCATACATACAAGCGGTTGTATAATAATTTGTATTAGAGTATTCAAAAATATCAATTATGTGATAGGAATAAACGCTTGTGCTTGTCACATAAGTGCCAGTACCAATGCTTTGTCCATTAAATAATGAAGAAGTTCCTGATGAAGCGCTTCCAAAAGGAGCGGCTGTTCTGCTATCCCAGTCAATACCCGAATAACTGTAATTATTACCACTATCCCCGTTTAACCGAACATTGATGCTTGAATAGGGCGCACCTGTTCTAGCGGTTTTTGCCCTTATTCGTAATTGTAAATGTCGATAAGTTTGAGGGATTGATGAAAGAGTAAATGAAGTGGCAGAACCGCTTGATGTTGAAATAGTAAAAAAATTTGAAGGGAAAAAGGCTTGTTTTGCGCTAGGGGTCGATAACGAACCCGACAACAAGGCTGATACCTGTATTGACGGGTTCGCTCCTAAAAGTCTGCTTGGTAGCGACATCGACTTTAGTTTCCTATCAGGTAGTTGCTACGCGGTTTACGAATCCTTGAACTGTCACAACATTCGTAGTACCAGCAAAGGCTCTTACAACTAAAGAGTTACGAATCACTAGGTCAGGAGCAACAAGAGTTAATCCTGATGTGGCTGGAATTGATAACTTAATTAAATCGTCAGGGTCAGAAACTCCGCCCCATTCAATAGTTAAGTTTACTGCTGAGGCTGATGAGTTGTAAGCATAGAGCGTTACAACATCACAATCTGTTGTTGAAGATGTGCCTGTATGAATTAAAGTTCCAGCAGTTGCAGTCGCCGCTACTTTAATTGCACGACCATGTGTTGAACCCGATAAAGGGATTCTTGATACTGTTGTTGGCATTTATTTTCTCCTTATGCGAATACCTGCACCGCGAAGGCGAAGGCTTGGTCGTTGGCTGTTGTTCCTGCGGATGGTGTTGCGTAGGTTGGAACTCCACCTGCGATTGTGAGAACTTGTCCTGTTGTTCCCACAGTCAATTTAGATAGAGTGTTAGTTGCGCTTGCGTAAAGAATATCGCCAGTTGTGTAAGTTGATTGTGCTGTACCACCGTTTGTTGCTGGAAGTGTTCCAGTAACGCCCGATGATAAAGGAAGCCCAGTCACATTTGTCATTGTTCCTGATGCTGGAGTTCCCAAAACTGGAGTAACCAAAGTAGGAGATGTAGCAAAAACTAGCGCTCCACTACCTGTTTCATCTGTGATTGCGGTTATTAAGTTAGCACTAGATGGTGTTGCGAGGAATGTTGCTACACCAGTTCCTAAGCCTGAAACACCTGTTGAGATAGGCAAACCTGTTGTATTGGTAAGCACACCTGACGCTGGAGTTCCAAGAGCGGGAGTTGTGAGTGTTGGGCTAGTAAGAGTTTTATTTGTGAGAGTATCTGTTGTTGCTTTACCGACTAAAGTGTCAGTAGCATCAGGGAGCGTGATTACTCGGTCTACTGTTGGTTCTCCAGCGCTTAAGGTTGTTTCAAACGCATCGGCTGTGGTTCCTTCAAAAACAATAGACTGATTGAAAGAAATCTGTAATCCGCTTTGCTGACCAGTAAAAGTTGCATCGCTGATTGTTGGTGCTGTAAGAGTCTTGTTGGTAAGGGTTGCTACTGCATCTGCGGTAACGCCAGCGCCGCCATTAGTGGTAATTGCCATATTATGCTATCTCGCTTCCGAAGGCGTTGAATGACATAGTTGATGCTGATGCGTAAATGGTTACAACATCTGAGGCATCGATAGTTAGACCTAGCGTATAAGCGGCTGTGGTGTTGGCTTGAATTGATGCGTCGTATACAACATAGTGTTCAGGAGCGAGCGTCGCTCCGTTTGGACGAACTGCGATTCTGTATGAGCCTGACGACGCCGCTTGGTTACAAATAGTGATTGTCGAGATAACCGTTTGTGTTGCGGCAGGGCAGGTGTACAGAGTTGTAGCAGTCGTGGCTGAGGGATTGGATTGACCCAATACCTTGTAGGTAGTTGCCATGCGGTTATCCTCCGATTAGAAGTAATGGACTGATTGTACCAGTCGCGTTATTTGTGGCTGTTGTAGCACTTGCTGAAGCACTTGACGCTGAGGCTTGAGCCAAGGTGACAAAGGCAGAAACATCTGCTCCATCTAGGCTGTAAGTTGCGGCGGTCAAAGCGGTATAAGTTGCAAACGCAGTATCTAACGCCGTATATGTAGCGTATGTACTAGGGATGTACCAATACTTTCCTGAAGCAAGAATCTTGTCTGTTGTCTGATTGATTAAGACATCCAAGGCGGTAATGTTGGTTTCAAGAGTTGTAAAACTTGTATCGTCAATAGCCTGTACGAAGTTCTCACTAAGGGTAGGGGTAGGGCTAAGGTCGGCTAAATCTAGTGAGCCAACAGTCGTATAAGGCACCGAAATCGTGTATGTACGCCCTCCAGCAAAGGATTCTTCGACGGTATAGACAAAAGGGTTGGGTATGACATCAGGGTCGTTTGTAGCGGGTAGAGTAACCGAAAAGGCACCAGCGCTAAGAGGAACTACGATGCTTGAGGGAGCAACCATTTGGTCATCTGTACCGTTACGAAGAACATCACCAAGGGTAAATCGAACCTGTCCAGCAATCGCCGCACCTTCAAAATTTACATAATTACCTGTGATAGTTACCGTGGTCAATGATGCGGCGAGTGCCATTACGCACCAACCAAAAAGAATAAATCAAATCCCGAACCGAGGACATTTTCTGCCGTCTGTTTAGATGTTAAGGCACTACTAACTGCGGTTGATAATAAAGTAGTATTAGTTGAAGCCTCGGTTGTCGCAACTTCTAAATCTGTTAATAAAGTATTCGCTGTGTTATATCGGGCAATGGGTACATACGGTTCAGCCATTTTAGACCCCCATCATCATCAACTGGTTAGTGTTGTAATTGGCTAGAGCGCTTGCCGCTTTGGAAGCGTCGGTAGCGTAAGTTCCTGCATCATCGGCTTTCTCGTCTGCGTCTACAACTATAACTCGAATACCCTCAGCACCGTTGTAACGGGTTAATAGAGCCTGATAAGAGTCTACTGATACATAAGCGGCGGCTTCAGCCGAGCCTAGGGCTGGAAGAAGGTCTGCAAGATTTTGAGTGGTACCTGCTACCGATAGCGGTAAAGCCAATTCAATCGTGCGTCCGCCCGTAAAGTTCTCTTCAAAAGTATAAATAAAAGGTTGAGGTGTTACATCTGTATCGCTAGTTACAGGAAGGACAACAGTAAAAGAACCCGTGGCATCAAAAGTTTTTTGGATTACAACAGGCATGATAATTACATTCTGTGTAACTTCTTTTAGAATCGTTTGCGGGGTGATATTGATTGAGCCACGAACAGGGTTACCGCTCAAATCTACATAAGTCCCAACAACCGTACAGGTTGATAATGTTGTCGGTAAAGCCATTTATCAGGTACCTTGACGAAGGATATTTACATTCTGTGTGCTTGAAGCAACCACAGCATAGAGTTTTTCATCATCCTGAAGTTCAATGCTAAAAGAGATTCCAGCGGCTAATAAGAAGCCATAACTGCTAGTTGTTACTCCCTCGCCACCAAGGTAAACAGTTGCTCCGCCTGTGGGGTTTTGAACATTGATGGTCTGACCGTCTTTGCCATCATAATCTGAAGTTAGTTTAGTTGCAGTAGTTCCTACTGAAACGATTGCGTGTGATACAGCCATATAAACTCCTAAGAAAGAGAAGGGCGACCCATTTTAGCGAATCGCCCTTCTTGCTATTTAGCGACTTCTTTTATTTTCTTTGGCTTTTCAGCCTGTTTTTTTTCTTCCAAAACTACATCTTCAATCAGTTTGATATAGCGATTTGAGACAAGGTTTTTTGTATGACGCCAACCTGAAACATCAACGATGTCTCCAGGCTTAAGAGTCTTTCCGTCTGAAATCATTACCTTCATAACTGTGGCTTTCATATTACGCAGTCATGTCAATCCATACATAAGAGAATGTACGGGCTGTGTCATTGATTGCTGAAGCAGTTGGGTTGTAAAGATAAATTGAAACTGTGTCTGTCGCTGAGATAGCCGCTCCACAGAAAATCAAATCATCGTTTAGGTCTGCTGGTGGATTAACGATAATGATGTCAGTTGTCTTAGCACCTGTAAGGGTGAAAGTTACTGAACCGCGAGATACTGTTGCGATTGAAGCAGGGTCTACTGATGCTGTACCAAAATCTAGTCCATACACCATTTCGCCTGTTGAGCCAACGATTCCGCCGACTGAAACTTCACCGCGAGAAATGCGATTTACTTGAGGCATTTATTTTCCTTTTCTAAAATTAGATTTATTAAGAAAGAAAGGGAGAGCCAATTAAGACTCCCCCTCCCTTTTAACTTAATTAAGCGACGATTGATGACCAGAAATAACCTAGGTCAGACGCGATAACCTTGTTATCGAAAGCCATTTCTGCTTCCACACGGTCTGACTTGATTGATTCCATACGGAACTGTGAAGTTCCGATAGTTGCACCTAGTCCGCCTGAAACACCTGTCCATGAGAACTGGTATCCAGCAGAAGGTGTTAGTAGTCCTGGCTGTGGAGCAACATGGGTTAGTAGAGCGCCCTTGCCATAAGCAAAGCCGTATGCCTCTGTTGCACCTTCGTTGTTTGTAGCCTTAACTGCCTTAGCAACCATTACGCGAGGAATGTCAAACATTGCCGCGAGCATATCGGTTGTGATTGTCTGTGAAGATGTGTACTTGATACGGTCTACCAAGTCAGGGTGATTCTTCAACTGACGGAATGTTTCGTAGCCAAGTACAAGTGTATTGGCTTCCATTCCTGTGTTTCCAAGAATCTCGCTCTTT